GTGCTGTGAAGTCCGAATGTCTGGAATGGGAGGCCGCGAGTCTCAAGACCGGCAAAGAGGGCGTCATGCGGGAGATGCAGGAGTTAACTCACTTGGCGAATGTCTGCTCTAAACGGTGGATTGAATTGCACCATAAACTATCTAAGGGGTAGCCTGCCGGTGGGGAAAGGAGGAAGAGGGATGAAAGTCAGATTCTTTTTGAGCATCGGATACACTACGGCAGAACACGAAGATATAATTGAACTGCCCGACAGTTTCACGCAAGAGGATATAGAGGCGGCCTTGCAGGAATGGGCTAATAATTACATAGAAATTTGGAGCGAGGTTTTATGACAAAGGGTAGCCTGCGGGCGGGGGAAGGAGGGGGAGGGATGAAATGTCAATGGGAACCGTGGATCCCTGATGATTTCAATACGTGGGATACATCCTGCGGCGAAGCTCATTGTTTCATCGAATCGGGGATAAAGGATAATAAGTACAAATTCTGCCCTTACTGTGGTCTTGAAATAGAAGAGGTGAGGGTATGACCCCCCACGCAAAGGACCGCCTCTGTTGCCTCATCCTCGCCGCCGTCATTATCTTCATCGGCGTGAAGGTGAAGGAGAGAGCACCGGAGCCGGTAAGGAAGGGATTGGTTACTATCGGGAGGGAAACAATGATGCAGCCGGTACGCTGTTCTGATTGCCATATTTCACTTAGGAGGGAGGAATGATTTCATTGTGGATTGCCGGTCAACCAGTCGCACAAGGTCGCCCCCGTTTCGCTCGTATCGGAAATGGCGTGCGAACCTTCGACCCAAAGAAAAGTTCCGACTGGAAACACTTTATTGCGTTACGCGCAAATTCTGAGGGCGTGAAGCCATTTTCTCAGGGAACCCCATTACAGGTATGGGTTACATTCCATTTGACCCGTCCTGCGTCAGTTTCGGCTAAAAAACGGCCATATCCTACTTGCAAGCCTGACCTTGACAACTTCATCAAAGCGGCTAAGGATGGATTGAAGGGAATAGCGTGGCATGATGACAGCCAAGTGGTAAAATTGACCGCCGAGAAGATTTACAGTAATACACCGGGAATCAATATCGAAGTAGAGGAATATGTGGAGGTACAGTTTTGAAAACCTTTTTCAAGGACCGAACTCCCAAAGACCCGAAATACCTGAAATGGATTGACACTCAGCCATGCTTGGTTTGCGGCGGTCAATCCACACATCACCACTGGCAGGAAAAAGGTCACGGCAAGAAAGGTGGAAAATGCTCGGATTACAGAGCGGTACCGTTATGCTTTGGACCTACAGGACACCATGAAGAATTCCACCGAGTCGGCAGAGACACCTTTGCGGCCAGTCATCGGATAGATATAGAAAAGGAAATATCGCGACTTCTGGCAAAATGGCAAAACGCCCACCCTCCGGCATAGCGACGATATGCGATATATTGGAGGGTGGGTAACGGCCTGAGGCTTTGCGCCTTGAGCGCAACAGCCGATGGTTATCTGCTATCGGCGGAATAGGAGTAAGCGGTTGAAACAGACAGTTTACACAGTTAGAGCCTGTAGATGGGGCGATCAGGAAACTCATAGCTACATCGTTGGCGTTTATTCCAAAAAAGCTGCTGCTCAGAAAGCCGCTGAAACTGAGGAAGAGTATCGGGGCCGGAAATATGAGTGTGAAATATTGGAATGGAAGCTCGGAGAAGGAATAGAGGGGAGTCATTTCAACCCTCCGATGATCAAGGCGCTAAAAGGCAGATAACGGCTGGCGTTTGACCTGACCGCCAGCATCAAGGGGGCCGTGACTATGGGCATATTCAGAACTACAGACGACAAACCGGCGGACAGGTCTAAACGCTGGTTATGTCGGATTATCGGCCATGACTACCACCCTGAAGCGGCTGAGTATTACAACATCTATGATTGTCTCCGGTGTGGTCACAACGACTATGAGGCCGGATGGCTGGAAATGCTCCGCTGGAAATTCAAGATTTGGCGGAATGATCGGATCGACTATCTCCGCAAATGGTGGAACCCATGTCCGGATTGTGGCGGCAGATTCGGAAAACATGACGATAACGTGCCGCACATTCCATTTTAAAGGTCAGTCGGAATTCCGACCGACATAACGGCTACGCTTTGAACGGCGTAGCGTCAGCGGAGACCGCTTCCAAAGCGGGGTTATGGCGCGGAGGTGCCACATAGATGAAACAGAAACCAACAGGATTTGTAGCTACATGCCAGTGCGGTGAAATAGTTGGAGCACTCGACTACGAACGAACTGACAGAAAAGCCGCTGGTCAAATACTAGGAAAATGGATTGCGGATGGGTGCACGATAACTCCGCGCTTCACTGGCTCATGGCGGGAAACAATAAAATCATGCAAATGTGAATAGTGACATAACACAAGCATCACCGGCTTGACCGGTGTATGCGATAGTTAGGGAGTGCGAATGCTCCACCTCATAGCCAAAGTATTATCAGAACTCCGACAGTCGGGGCGGAGGCGCTGTCGTCACTCTGACGGTCATTATACAGTCATAGCTACCATAATGACTGACAGGGATGGAGTGACGAAGTATTACCGGATTGATGTGAGAAGTAAACTCAAGTAGCAAACCGGTACGCCGGTAATTTTACCATTCTAAAGGAGGAAGTATGTACGAAACAGCAAAGACAATGCAAGAGCCGAGTTTGCATCAAGTGGGAATTGGTGGCTCATGTGAGCGCAATCCTGAGATACCGAGGGTAATGAGCGCCCTTTCGGACTCAATTGACCGGTACAGTGATATTTCTAGTCGTCTGCACGATAGGCTTAGTAGCATAGCGACTCCACCCGAACCCGAATGCGGATCAATCAACAAGGAAATTGGGTATCAAACCGGCTTGGCATCCAGCCTTGATTCATTTCGGAGGCAGATTGATAATGTCACATCCGGCCTTGAATTGCTTTATCGGAGAATCGAACTTTAATCAGATTCTGTCACAGGAAAAGGGAAAGCTCCAACCGAAAGGAAGGAGCTTTTTTGTGGGTAAAATAAAGCCCACTGAAAAGGAGGGGGATTCAGTGAGCTTGCCAAATGGCGAGGAGATTATCTTATAAATGAAATACTCTCGCACAAATCCAAAAAGTCTGACGGTGAGGGATTACCGGTGAACTCATATCCGGCAACCCTCCAATTGTCAATGACGAGAAGGCTGCATACCTCCCCGTCAGCCGGGGCAACCTGACCGGTCTTGTCAAAGAGCAACACTTTCAGCAATTCGTCATAGTGATACTCCCGGTGCTCATGGTCGATGTAAAACCCGAAGCGATCAAGTATCTTTTGCCCGTTGTCAACGACTATCGGCGGAGCCGTCCCTAAGTAAATCTTATCATCAGGACGCCCCGCAAGCCAATCGTCAAGGGTCATGTTCTGATAGCCTGTACCCTCCAACATTTCTTCCACGAACAATCCACCCGAAGCAGGAATAAATAATTGCGCTACATGGCAGAAAATACCGGTTGCAAGCTGTATCCCTTCTTGCACGAAGCTGTTACCATGTACAAGGAGGATATCTCCAGTTGCAGCCCGTTTTCGGAGGTCGGACAGGTTCACGCCTGTACCTGAGTCTTAGCTGCAGCAAGGTTAGTAACGATGACGTTTAGGGATTGCAGGGCGGCGAGGTCGTCAAGAGGGTTTGCGCCCTCTTCTATAACGGCCTTGGTGATTGCCGCAACAGCCGCCAGAATGTCAGACTTGGCAGAGGGAAGCTGAAGCGCAAGGTTAATGGTCTTGAACGTGGTCGCAACGAACGTGTTGAAGTCAGTCAGATTGAAAGCCATTTGAAATTCCTCCTGTGGGTTGGTCGTCTTCCCGGCATCAGGAAAACGATTACGGTTGGTTAGGGGTAGTGGGTTGAGGTATCACCTGTTCGGGTTGCGGAGCCTTGTTCCCGATACTCTGTACCGTTGTAATGGCAGAATCAAGGGTATTGTAGAAGCATTCGAATATCGTGTTGCTTTTCAGAGAAGGTGTCCGAGTAAGCAGATTATTGAGAAATTCTCGAACGAACAACGCCACAAGCAGAGCGTGACTCCAATCGTTCAGCCATTGCCAGTTAATAGGATAGATCACTTGTTCGCCTCCCTTTTTTTGTTGACTACATACGGACAATCCCGGCACTCTCCGCACGATGTTGTACAATTGTCTTTATCGTGGGGATAGCAGTAAAACTTAAACTGAGCCGTAAAAATCCCCCCTTTCTATGAATTTTCCGCAACAATCGTCAAGACATTTGCAATCCTGCGTTTGCAGTCGGCAGGATGGTTTCTACCGTACAAAGTAGTCAGCCGGAAGTCAAGAACATCCTGCGCCGTTACAGGTCTGCCGAGAGACTGATAATAAGCTTTTGCTCCGTTACCCTGTGACCCGTACTGATTAACATAATCTGCACCGGCAAGGATGCCGTCCGGGGATTCAATGGGAATGCCAAAATCAGTGTCGAAGTTCAGAGCCTTTTGCAGACAGTACGATAATTGCGCCGTGGAGTACTTTTCGACAATCTCCCCACACTGAGCCAGTTTCGCATTCATTGGGTGAATGTCGATGGTCTGATTGACGATGCCGGTTATTTCTGCTTCCGTAAAGCCACATTCCCTGAGGCAAGCAAGAGCCTGTGAATTGTTCTGCGTGTCGAATTGGCAAGGGCCGAATGACCAACCTGATTTTCCGGTACGTGCCCCGTCAGGATCGGAGAATTTCAGCGATAGCGACAGATCCCCGCCGAGTTCGTTCAGGACAATTATGTCGTAAAACATTTCATTGAGTGATTTCATTTTGTCACCTCATAAATTTTACAGAACTCATGGCACATGTCGCCACGGCATAACTCCTGCTGTTCCTTCTCCTTCAGGAAGCGGCACTTTGCCCGTTGTGCCCCCTCTTCGTGGCATAGTTTAAAACCGCAATGTTGAAGCCGTGTGCGCCCTTGTATGGGGCATTCAAAGGGTTCTTGGCTCATTCCTCCACCCTCACCGGCTCATAAGGTCTGGTCTCAGGAGGAGGGCAAGCAAGCATGTCCTGATTTTGCAGAGTAAGCCGAGCGGCATCACGGTACTCCCGAGCCGCATGCTTATCTATAAACATACAGGGTCGTGGTTCTATATAGTTCTGCCACTCGCCGTCGAACACCTGGACGGCAAATTTACCGCCTGGACACGCCACCACCCGTACCCGTTCCGATGCAGTGGGAGTGACTGGGCAAGCGGCACTGGCTACGGTTGCCGTGAGTACCATTGCGATGATAAGTGCTTTCATGCCGTTAGCCTCCAAGTATCCCCTCCGGTCGGCGCATTTGACGGAGAGGGTTATTAGTGCGTAGGTTCTCATGCTATAATGCTGAACATTGGAACAGTAGCGTATCTCCTGCTGACCAAGCTCCATCCGTAGCGGTGTTGGAGTAGTTGTGGAAGCTGGCAGATGTTGTCGTACTGGCTGTCTGTTTGCATATGAAGTTGGGTTGGCTGTTGGTTACGGTCATATCCTGACAGGTGCAGTTCCATCCAGTTGCAGCAGTCGGCAACGTTATCACTCCTGTAAAAGCTGTGCCGCCGCTCCCCACCGTCACCCTGAATGCCGCAGTCCCGTTACTCGCCGATATGGACGGTGACGTTCCGAACCCTGACGAAATAGTGGGGGCGGTGGAGGAAATTAGCATGGTACTGGTTGATATGTTGGCTGCCGTCACTGTCCCTGCCGCACACACATTCCCCGCGCCTGTGCAGGAAGTTGTGCCGATGCCTACTGCACCGTCGTCTCCAATCCGCATCTTTTCGGATCGCGTTGTGGTCCCTGTGGCAGTGGTGGCAAATTCCCATCTTGTTCCGTGAGCCGCATTGGTGAAATTCTCTGTCGCCAACATCCTGAGATAACCTGGAGTTGTAGTCAACCATCCTGGGGTGTTGGTTTCGTAACCGTATGTTGCTAGCTGTAACAATGTCTGCCCGGAAGTCGTGGCCGATGGTGACGATGATGTTCCGCCTGCTGCTCTACCTATTATCTGCGGTGCGCTACCGTACGAAGTAAGGGCAAGCGTGGTCACTCCACCACTGGTGACTTGCTCATACTGGTAAGCGGGTGAGGTTGTGCCAACGCCCAGTGTCCCGGTCAAGGTTGCGTTGCCCGATTGATCTAATGTCATTAAAGCGGAGCCTGCGTTGTTGTTATCATTCCAAGCTGGAACGTAAAAATCAAGTCTGTTTCCTATGCTCGTTACATTAGCTTTGGGCTTTATCTGAGCAATAATAGAATTTGCATTGCCGCCTCCAACCGCCATCCTGAATGATAATGCGGTGCCTGCTCCGGCAGCGGTGCCTGTGCTAAAGAGATTGACTTCATCCCCATACACATGCAGAGGCGCTGTGATAGAGGCGGGTAAATCCGAGCCGATGCCGATACCTAGATACCCACTTGAATTAGTAAGTAAACTATAAGAAGGGGCTGTTATATCTAAAGCGTATGGCGATGCTTCATAAGCACCATATGCGGTTGCTCTGCGTTGTAATTGGAATCTTCCTGCATCGAGTACAGCATACATTCCCTTTGTCGTATCGTTTGTTTCATCCAGCCAAAACCCAGGAGCGACACCTTGCACATAAAATGTTGATACCGGCGTCGTAGTTGTAACGCCTACATTCTGCCATGACGTACTTGAGCCATCGGTGCGAAGGTATTTATAGGCGTTGCCGGTTTGCGATGGTAACGAACCACCGGCAGACGCCAATTCGGAAAGGGTTTTTGTTACTGTACCATCAGTGAATTTTTGTGTAGCTCCAACCTTTATGGCGTTTGTCAAGGTCGCTGATGAAGTGTCTATGCCTGTGGTACCGGTTTGATACATTGAGATACCCGTTGTAATGGGGGTGACTTCAGCAGTATTACCCATCAATATGCCGTTTTTGAATGTAGCGGTATTGGCTTGACCTAACTGGTCAGAAATCCTAAGACCCGCATAAATTTCAGTATTTGCCCCGCCAAGATCATGCCTCGCCCCAACGATATCCACCCCAACACGCTTATTCCCTGTATCAGGACCGTTTGAAAAATTGTCCACTTCTACCCCAACGAGCGCAGAAGTATTGCCTCCTGTTCTGTCGCGTGCCTCAAAAACTCCGGCCCAAGTGTTGGTAGCATTGGTATAAGCATTGCCTTGCCCATATACTGCCACATTTTCGCCCTGTCCGTAATTATTCAAAACTGAGAGTAGGGGCCATTCAAATGAATTGGTGCCGTTAGCAACTGTATCTGTAACGCGGAGATTAGAATAAACAAAACCAACAGTCCCGCCCGAATAATTGGCGTTTCTAACAATTGTCACGCTGTCAGATGGGTCAGTAGATGCAGACGGTGCAAAGTTTTTGCGGCCTGTAATAGTTTCGTCGGAAGCCAGCCCTACCTTCCCAGCCGCCAGATCATAAGCCGCCTTCACCGCCGCACTATTCGCGGCTGTCGTGGTGGAGGTGGAAGAGGTGGAGGAGGAAAGCTTTGTTTTTGTGATGACGTTGGAGGAATAATTGCTGAAGCCGTCAGACGCGGGGGCGGCACCAACCAGTGAAGGAGTTGGATTCGCCCACCCTGTATTGTAATTCGTTCCATTTATCTTATAGAGGAGTTGTCCTGTAGTGCCTCCCGATGCTACACCGGGGCCGGTATCTCCTGCATCGCCCTTATCCCCCTTAGCCCCTGCGGGACCGGTTGCCCCTGTTGCGCCCGTTGCCCCTGTAGCCCCGGTTGCGCCTGTGTCGCCCTTATCCCCCTTTGGTCCGGTTGGTCCGGTTGGCCCGGTTGCCCCCCCTGCCGCAAGTATGGCCCATTTAGTGCCATCGGTCCCGGGGATTACATTGGAATTTGAAGCTAAAGCATAATAGGATGAAGTGCCATAGTTAACCCCATCATTTGCGGCATAATTGGAAACACTCGACCATGTACCACGCCAGTTGACGTTAGGCGCAGGTGGGCCTTGTATCCCTTGCGGTCCTTGTGGACCGGTAGCCCCTGCCGGTCCTGCCGGTCCTGTCGGCCCCTGTGGTCCTTGGAGTCCTGTCCCGATTGCCTGCCCTATCTGGTCTATGGTGACCGTGTAAGCCGTCCCCTGACCATCGGGCTTGTTGTCGGTCGGCCTGCCCATAGGGATGCGGTCGGTAAGTAAAGGGACTCCAACTACAAGAGGAGTGTGGGAAATATCTCTCGCAAGAACCACAACTGGAATCAAGATGAATAGGGTTATCAGGAATTTCCGCATTGTTGTCTCCTATTGCGCCATGAACAGCGTGAACTCAATATAGTTGGCCCCGGTCAAAGTACTGAGATCGAGATTTGTCCCGTTGGCTTTGTTAAATGATATGGATGCTTTACCTGCGGCATTGGAAACGGCAACGCTGACAATACCGAGAGATCCGAGTTGATAGGATAACGTCCCGCTTACTGCTCTGCCGATATTTTTCGCCAAGGTGATACCTAACGTCCCGGTAGTAAAATCGTAGGTAATGGCTGAAATCCCCGAACCAACCGAAGCTGTGCCGCCACTGGCAATATCGGCCGACTGGGTTGTATCTAGAAAGCTACCACCGAAGCTTTGTAAGGATGAATCGTTTAGGAACTGAACTTTAATTTTACCTGCTGCTCCCGCCGTTATACCAAACCTGAGAACACGGAGTTGATTATAGGCTGATTCGTCGCTGTAAACCGGAGCGACGACATTATACACTCCGCTAACCGGATATTCTCCCGATATGGTGAACTGTCGGGAAGGATTAGCTATATCGTTATAGAAAACATATTTCCCGGAATCAGCGGTAGCTCTGGCATCGGATAACATGATATTTCCGGTCACGTTTTCGATGTATTTATCTACACCGGGAGGAGCAAAAGCCCACAAACCTTTAAGACTCAGCAAACCGTCAAAACTGTCATTCCTTACTGCCTGGTCGCACCATTCGGTTCTTAAATTAGAACCGAGGACAGTAAGCTCCCCTGCTCCTCCTGACCGCACATTGTGTAAGTCAAGACCGATGCCACAATGATCTAGAAGCACGTTGCTCATGTGCAAGCTCGTCCCATCTTTAGCCGAACCGAGGACTTGAATACCTTTCCCTCCGGCACCCCATCCCATGTTGTTAATATTCACATCGGTGAAATATGTTGATACGCCAGTTCCGATAAAAGCAGTTCCGGAAAGATCGGTTGCGGAATTCCCTTGGATGACAACCCCATTGGTGTAGTTGTTTATTCGAACATTTGTGAAAGTGGTGTTGAACGCTAACTGACCGATAAATACCGCTGTTCCTGATGTGCTTCCCGTATTCGTGATACGGTCTGTGCCGTCAAGAGTGGCGTTGACAAAATGAACATCAGCAACGAAAGCCTCCGCCAATACTTCGCTCACATCCTGAGTGTAATGAAGATCGAACCGGCACCTCTTGAACCATCCGGAAAGGGTGCTGTTGTATGATGTGCCGTCTGCCACTGTTGACCCGAATACCACCAAACCGTTATACAGCCTGCCTCCCTCGGCAACGATATTCACGCCTGCTGTGAGATTGAGAGTGGTAAACTTGCAATCGCCTTTTTGCAGGGAGATGGTCGCGCCGGGGGAGAGGGCATCGTTCAGCCGCTGAAGGGCTGTAGTGTCATCCGTGGTGCCGTCGCAAACGCACCCTGTCCATTGAGGGTAGGCTTTACTTACTGCGTTGAGCGTCAAGTTTCCCGTTCCACTGAAAATCTGGTAGGCGCCTGCTGTAATTTCACTATCGACAATCAGGACGTCAATACCTTGAGCGATACTGCCGGGAGGCAAAAAGGAGAGCCGCAAAGTCGAGGGGACCGTAACCGGCGCACCGATGGGGTAATTAGCAGTTTTAATGGTCAATGTGGTCGGGGTGCTTCCGATTGCTGTTACTGCGGCACTCAGGGAAGCATAATCACCGTCAACAGCCTGATATCCTCCGGCTGTCAGATAATCGACAACGGTGATGTTGTCCCAATCCTCTACCGTTACCCCTGATGCATCTTTGACCACGATACGATAGTTACCATCACCGTAAATTTGTGCTTTGCCATTGGCGTCAAGCTGATAAGGGTTGGAAGCAAGAGTATTCTTATCCCGGTCAAGCCATGTGTCTTTAAGGCTTGGATATCCCGCACCTGCTTCATAGAAATACGCCCAACCACCTGCGACGGCATTGATAGCCGTTCTTTGCTGATTCAGGAGAAACTCGAAAACTGCCGCTTTCTGTGCCATTACCGCACTCCTTTAGGGTTATAGCTGTAAACAATCCGTTCAACTTCTGATACCCTAATTTCGAGCTTTTCCTGTGCTTTCATCACAGAACTAATATCGTTCCTCAGTCCGACAAGGTTTTCTTTTATCTCGGCAGATGTAACGAATTTATCCCATGAGAGCAAGCCCACGTTAATCATCACACCGACAATAATAATCCATTGCGTTGTCTTGATTCCGCTATGCTCAAGACAGGTATGATCCGTTGATCTACGGATTTTTTCTCTTTTATTTGGGTACACCGTTTCTTCACGTTCCATTGCGCACCTCCTATGCGTACTGAGAATACTCCGGCATACTCCTTGGCGGCTTCGGAGATGGTTTAGGTTTCGGGTGAGTTTTCTTTACAGGCTTTCTTACTGGCTTCTTAACTGGTTTTTTGATAGATTTGCTCATTTCTTCTTCCCGGCCATCTTGTTGAATTTGGCTTGACCGGCCTTATCCATTTTCTTGTCCCGCTTGTCGTTTTCCTTGATGCCGAGTTTCTTGTCCATCTTCTTGTCTTCTGCCGAGCCTTCCCACTTCTTTGCGCCCTTTGCTTTCTTCATGGGTTTGCCTCCTAAAAGTGATTTTGGAACCGAGCCGGTCATTATCATTTCTTGACCTCATAGTGAAGCGTTACCCCGCCATTATAGACAGGTCTGGATACTGTGCCATACGGCATTTGTCCTAGCTGAGTGCCTGTATTGGCGTTCAAATCGTATCCGGTGAAAGTGCCGCAACCGGACAAAAGCAGTAACAATGGCAGGTATTTCATTTCTTTGCCTTTTTGACTCTCTTCGGTAATCCCTTGGTCTTGGTATGCGTGAAATCTTCAAGCTGATTGACGCTCATACTCTTTGCCATTTTAGCCGAGGGGCTTCCGGGCTTGGCTTTGGCTTTACCTTTCTTGACGGCTTCGGCTATCCGCATCGCCGTGGCCTCGTTCTTACTGACCGCAGGCATGATTATTTCCCCTTTACACGCTTCAGGTTAGGGTTAGCTTTCTTGGCTTTCGATGAAGCTTTGCGCGTGGCATTGGCAAGGATTGCCCCGGCTGATTTCTTGCTGACATTTTCTGATTTCGCGATTTTACTCTGTACGGCGGCAAAGCCAGGATGTTTACTTGTTTTCATTGTTGGCCCCTATTTAACACCGAGTTGATTTGCCGATGATGGTCTGGTTATGCCTTCGTTGGGCAATGCCCCTAATGGTATCCGTTGCCGTATGGGTTCCGGTTTTGGAGTGGGTAATTCAGTGGGTACGCGCCTTGCCAAAGGTTGTACTGGTGGTGCAACAGGGGGCGTATAAGGTTTTACATCGTTTACAGCAGGAGGGCTATAATTTGCATCTACCTTCTCAAACATTTTTTTGACAATATTATTCGGATTGTTCCCTGCTTTGTACAATGCAGATATGAACTTGGCGGCTATACCTGTGCCAACGGTCGCCGGGTTCATTGACATTATGCCATGCACAACCTGAGACCCCGAAAAGATATCCGAAAAGTCAATTAAACCCTTAACGTTTGATCTGGCATCCACAAGGGCGCGGCGATTTACATCTGCTTCAATGGCTTTTAATGCCCCATATTGATTTTTAAGTGCCTGATAACCTTCGCCCGTACTCTTTTCGATGGCATCGTCAAGTCCTTTTCGCAATTGATTTACCACAAGAGAATCTATGTATGCCTTGCTTGCCGTATCATATGATGGATTCTGGTAAAAAGCTTTAAGGCTTTGATTGTAAACCGATATGGCTTCCTGCGCTTGTTCAGGGGTGTAGGTTTTTGACGCCGGGGTGGTAGTTACGCCGTCCGTTGATTGCGCCGTCCCTGTATAAGCTTGTGATCTTTTACGGGCATATGCGGCAACTTCCGGTGCGGAATCCTGCAATACTTGATTGCTAGCTACCTTATTAAGTTCATCCGCTATCGGAGAAAGTTCAATATGTGCCTGTCGTTCTCCCGCCTGTACCGCCATATCATTATACTGCTTGAAAATCTGGCCCTTTGTTTGTTCTATCGCCTGTGAAAACTGCTTTAATGTCTGTGGAGGCCCCTGAATCGGCTCATTATCTGCGTCAGTAAGGGAAAGCTTGTTCTTGTTGGCAACTATTGTTTTGACGGCGTCCTTTGCCTTATCTATATACCCGGTTTGTTGCCCGTATGTCCTGTTTCCTGCGATACCTGGACGTATACCTTTCTCTATTCCAGTCTGGATAGCGGAATCTATAACCGTTTCGGGATTTTTTGCAAGATTACCTATTAACGGCTTAATCGGTTCCGACGCTAACTTACCCGCTCCTAGCAAGGTCATTGCACCATATCCGGGATTAGTCGCCCAATTTTCAGCGGCAGTCTTGCCGGTAACAGGCTCAGACAGATAAGGTACAAATCCGGCAACGCCTTTGACTACTCCCTTTCCTAAATCAGCAATAGCTGAACCAGTATCGGGAGCGTTAAGGACATTACCCAACATCCTGACCGGAGCAATGGGGGCCTCTACAATATCCTGCGTCAAGTTCTTAATGAAACTTTTAGTATCGGTAGCAGGAGCATTAGGCCGATAACCGGAATCGGTATAACTAATTTTACGGGTATCTGTCGGGGGTTGCTGACCGAAGGTGATATTAGAATACGGGTTGCCATATTTGGTTACAGTTTCTGGTGTACCTTGAGACTTCACGAAAGCAATTCTCTGCGCTTCCGCGTCAGGAATCGGCTGAGAAGCCACGTGGTCGAATATGTCGCCTTGCGGACTACCGCTTGCCGCTACAGTATCGAATATATCACCCATTAGAAATGATACCCCGCTTCTTTGGCAAGTTGACGGGCCTTATTTTTATCCCCGCCTGCTTTTTGTAAGAAAGATTGAGCTGTCGCTGTATCAAGTTGTTTGCCTTGTCCCGGCATGGGGTTTAATTGTACTTTCGGAATACCCCTACTCAACCGGTCAATAGTCCCTTCAAACTTATCAAGCTTCATGGAAGCGGTCTTTCTGTCAGGAGTTGTGGCATTCGGTAATGTAGCCTGAATTGCGCTTCTCAGGTCATCCGAACCTTGACCCGCACCGAGAACGGAGCGCATAGCCATTGCGTTTTCTGTCAACTGTTGGAGGTCGGCTACATATTCCTGCTGTTTTGGCGTAAGGGTCGAGCCTATCCCGCTTTGGTAAAAGGCCGATACTGCCGAATGAGGGTCATTGCTCCGCATGGCAACATTGAGTTGCGCGGCTTGGGCCGGAGTAAAATCTTTGTCAAGGGCCGCAAGGGATTTACGGGTATTCTGGATGGTTCCTTTAATGTCCTCTTGCAGATTAGTTTGACTGAGGGCTTTAGCACCCGCACCGGCAGGAATATATCTCCCAGGTTCAGTCGCGTTCATTTCGGGAGTCACTAGAATTGGCGCATTGCCATTTTTGGTATCCAGAGCAGGGGTCATGCGGGATTGCATATATCCCTGCATCCGCTTGTCAGCTATGTCCTGCATATTCTTCATCATGCGAGCCTGTTGCTCCATCGAGAAACCCTGCGACCGCATCTGCTGTTGGACTTGGAACTGCTCAGATTTAAGCTGCCTTGCGTTGGCATCCTGTTCCGCCTCCGTCTTGACCAGATTCGTGACAATCGGTTCAATCAGTTTAGTGGAAATATTATTCTCTGAGGCGAGAGTGTATAGTCCCGAAATCTGGTCTTTCAGAGGCATGTCTGAGTTTTTGGCAAGCCATCCGGTGACTATAGAACTTTTATTGCCGAGATTCATCGGCGTTGAATTTTTGGTGATAGCGTCAGACATTTGCATTTTATTTGCAACGTCCATTGCTACGCCATTTTTATTGATAGCGGAAACCACATTGCCTTCGCCATCCTTTATGAATTCTATATCAGGCAATTTCGAGTATGAATAATTGGTGCCAAAAGCAGAGTTCATCAACTTCAATCCGTCTGCCATATTACCGGTAGCATCAACAATATTTTTTGATTCAGCAAATACTTGCTGTTTGAGGGCGTTTGCGGCGTCCATATTGCCAACACTATGGTAATAGTCAATTTGCGCCTTGATACGGTCGGGAGGCATTGCCGGAGTCATAATGCTTTGCACCCTGCCTTCCTTGTAAGCCTGCACAATGGGGCTTGTCTCGGTAGCCGGAGCCGGAAAGCCGGAAGCGTCAACCGGCGCATTCTGGTCAACAGGGGGTGCTTCCGCTTTCATTTCCTGAAGCCGTTGGGTAGCGCCCAACTGATTAGCAAGCTGTGGGTACTTATCAACATTGGCTTGTAAGCCTTGTACATCGCTTTGTGGTGAGCTTCCGGTAGCAGGGTTAGCGCCTAACGCAGTCTGGACGCCGAAAGCGTCGGAAAGGGCAGGCGGTTGGGTCTGTCCCGGCTGTACCGTAGTTGTAGTTTGTGCGGGGGTACCCTGGGCGTTCTGTGCCGCTGATCTGGCTCCGAGAAGGTCCTGATAGGCTATCTGCTGTTTTTGGAGATTCAAGGCACCTAAAGCGTTCTGCTGCCGTTGTGCCTGAACTTGCTCTATGGCAGCTTGTCGCTGTATCGGGTCAATATTATTCCAGACCTGTTGCCCGACATGCGCCCCTACTCCCAAACCTTCCGCGTATCCCATGATGTACTCCTATGTCAGTGACGGATTCCAACCGCTATAACCCTGATCGCTCTGCGATACCTCAAAGGAGCTATCAGGGGATGAACCGGTTGACCCGGATGAACCGCGAGAACTATTCTGGTAATTCCCTAGCAAACCGGATGTGATACTGGCAAGACCACCCGCCGCTGCACCAATACCCGTTGCCTGCTGATTACCATTAGCCATATTGATATTGCCAAGATTCCCCGCCCCGGCCTGAAGGTTGTTATTGAGGTTGTTCACTCCTGAACCGGTCATAGCTACAGCATTAGACCCGATATTGGTTGCGGAAAGTAATTGATTGAACCTATTCTGGTAATCGTTAGCGGCAGTCTGCGAGGATAACTGCCCCAACTGCTGAACTGCGGTGCCTTCCAATCCTCTTGCGCCTAAAGCTGAGTTGATAGAGCGTGTCCCTTGCGTCATGGCATACTGCGCCGAGGGGGAGGCTTTCATATCATAGCCGCCAGAAAGCATCTTTTGCAATTCGGGGATGTTCTGTTCGCCTAATTGACGGTAGGGGGCTTCCTGCCCCTGAACTAGATTAAAATTGGCCTGTTGCTGTTGCTGTGCTGATAATTGGACATCGACAGCCTTATTAGTGGCATTCTTATTAGCATTGCCACTGATAAGATTGCCACCCGTAATTATTCCCGCGCCTAATACTGCCGCCGTTATGGCTGCTGACATGATTTTCTCCCCGTAATCATTAAGTTGCGCCGGTAATTGGTGGTTATCTCCTCACCGTCATTACCACCTTGGCAACCGCTGATATCCGTTAGGGCTACAAGATAAATATCTTCCCCGAATAGCTTGAATTCGGCATTAGGGTTTTTGGAATGATTACAATATCTGCCTAGTGGGGTTCTTTTGCCTTGGAACTTGACGGGGCCGACTAATTCACCCTTCTTTATGTTGCCTGTAGCAAAAACCCCTTTACCGTGAAGAAGGGAATCAGAAACTTTAGCCTTATAAATCCCGTAAGGCATCGCCATTTGATTTTCAAGGTCTGCAACTTCCGCCTTAATCTCTTCAGGATTCAAAACCATATCCTCGACGAGAAGGTTATAATCATCGGTATCTATTGCTTTTCTATCGGAAGATATTCCCTTGCCCCTTTGCGGGGCCTTGGATAAATCGTAAAGGCTTGCTTCCATAGTCTCAACATCGGTACAGTCGCAGTAATGAACGTTTATCCATATGGTTTCTTCGTGGACGTATCCGCACTTTTGGCCGGGATGCCCGATAAACGTCATGGGGGCCGTTAAATCGGTCGTAGAGCCGTCATCATTTACAACCGTTACTCTGCCCTTAACCAGGATGTTTATGTGGTCGTACTTGTGAAATTGCCCCACTGCCGCTGTACCTGCCGGGAAGGTAATCTCCCGCATATAGACACCCGGCATGAAAGTGTGTTTGACCGGGCAATCAGCTTGCGGCATCTTGAGCAACTCCTCCATAAGGGTGTTGACCTTGCCTGATAATTCTAGAGTTTTAAGTTCTTTCATCATTCATACCAATCGAATCCAACATTTATCAGGTTGGAGTCTGTAGAAGATGTAATCCTGAGAATGTATTTCGTGTTTTGCTTGAGGATGATTTCACTTCTACCGGAAAGACCGCCCCCACTGGTTATATGGTTTGCTCCGCTTCCGGTTGACAGTCCGGATTTATATGGGAATATTAACGTACCATCGGTTGTGCCGCCTGATGTGCCTTTGTGGATCGTCATCGCCGAAGTATTGGCGCTGTTTCGATTGCTTTTCTGTATGCTTTGCAACGTGGTCCCAGTCCTGTCTGCACCTTCAAAAAGCTGTAGTTGTGTCACAAAAAGGAAATCAATAGCAAACCGCCAATGATGCCAATCAGTATCGTTTGGTGTAGTTATGAGATAATCCTGGGCAACGCCGTTATTCAAGCTAATAGGGTCTTGAAAGAAGTAAGAATCTCCGTCATGGATTTCATGATGGGCCTCATCAATAGATATATAAGATGGGGCGAAACTATCAACCAACGGATTTAATGATGAAGATAATTCGCCCATCAGGTGTACTCCACTCCCGACACTCTGAAGCTGACAACAGCTCCCGCGTCGGCTTTTGCTTGGATAAATCCACCGGGAAGCATTACCGTAGACCGGCTGAAATTCTTGGTTTCATTCGGTTGAATAGTTACCGAATTGTAAACCGTGTTTGCCACTGAAGCTGAACCGGCAGAAGGTATGATATTCAATGTAACCAACCGTGGGACTGTATCGGTGTTGCAAAACTCCACTTCTTTTACTATGGTCTGCTTTGTCGTGGCAGGTACGGTGTAATATGTGGCAAGGGCATTAGTTAATGCACTACCTGGAACGATCTTAGTCGGTGTAATTGCCATTTATGCCTCCATCCAGTACAGAGTTTGATTGTCTTGGAAAGCCTGTTCCAAGTCGCTTAAACGTTGCTCGTTGCCGCCAGTGAAATGCAGTAGAGATAAAGTATCGTCAATTTTGCTCGATAAATCGGCTACGTCTTGTTCATTGTTCGTAATAAAACCGATTGTAGCCAGAATATCGTTCAGGCTGTTCCGCAAGTCCTCTATTTCCTGCTGATTGTTGGTTGTAAACATCAATTCTGTTTCTATATCGGTCGCGCGGTCATTCGATAGTAATATCTGATCTGGGATATTGTAAATAATGCTGTTTACGGGAGCACCGAGTAGATTGTAAATCTTCATCAGCCATCGGTACAATTCCCGTTGATTAGGCTCATTACCATCCAAAAGGTACTTTGGCGGTCTGCCGACAAGCTGTTGTATTATTTCAGGAGTCAAGGTCAATTTTTTAGCTCCATGAACGTCCCTGATGCGGAAACAAGCGCAGTATCCAGACCTTCGGGTATTCTAAACTCATATTGTCTTGTTCTGAATGTTCCTTGCCTATTGCGATATTCGATCATATCGTCTTGAAAGTTGAACTCTACCCACCGCGACCATTCTTCTCGGCCATTATCACGATAGCGCATCATGAGGCGGGGATGGTCTGTTATTCCTTTCTTGGCTTTAACGTAAAACTGGTCACAGCGTTTTCTATGATCTGAAGGAGTAGCCATACCAAAGCAAATAGGGCTTATCCATCCCGTTTGTCGATAAGGAAGAACAGTCTCAACCGATTTATCGTAAATAGTTCGGGATAATTCGTAAATCTTGCCATCCTTGCGAGACATGATTAAGTGCTTGTTCCATGCTTTGCAAAAACAGGAATGTTGACCTATAAATCTGTCGCGACTGTCCGCTTCTCCGGTATAATGCCCCCATCGGCTCCAAGTATCGTTCTTGTGGTCATACGCCCAAGTCTGGTTAGCCGAAGGGAAGGAAAGCAGGTAGATTGCAATACCGTCCACGTTTATCAAGTCACCAATGGCATCCGAAACTTTATCCATTTGGCTCAACAGGTTTGCGATAGGCTCAGAGACTATAACAGGCAATCGGCCTTGCATCCTGACAATCACTCTCTTCCCGTCAAGTACACAGAGAGCAAAGAGAGTGTTTTCGGTCCTACACACTGAATACGGGGCCTCTAGCCCTATTTCCGACATAGCCCCCGGTATTGGAGTGAACGGAGTAACGAAATCGTTTAACCATACTTCAAGGCACCCACTACCCCATGCGTAGACTTCTTCCCAACATGTAAGTAGTGCTTTCAGGTTGTCACCCCTTGCCGTATTCCGGAAGGGATTGACTGTCGAACTCCAAAAATCGTTTTCCATGTTTCCCGTATCGGGATTGGTATCGGTAGTCAACCATCGGGGAGAATCTGGTTGTGAGGCAATAAACCTGCCGTCAATATAGGCAACATGGGTCGCTTTTGGTGCATTGCCATCGGTAGATTTCTGAGTTGCTCCACCATCAACAGTATAAACAAGTCCACCAGATGCCATGTAAAGCCATGGGTCAGTGTTCAAATTTTGACCATCAGCAAAAACCACCGGCACTCCGGGGGTGCAAGTTGAACCTGTGATGTCAGTGTAAGTGCCATCTTCTCTCACATCGAAGATTTGCCCACCAGAAACAGCAATGCACCGGTTCGCCGCATCCCACCAGAAAATCCCATCTCCTTGGCAACCTGTCTGCAAATCCGTGAAAGAAAGAAGCCATGGACGCGGACGAGTAACAAAACCCACTCCCGGCACCGGCTCAAGATAGCAGTCAAACATGGCGTCTGCCGCTATCTCATTGGCGATAGGGTCGGTATTGTAATAAGGGGCTTGATTAATCGGCAATGGAAACATATCTGAATTCCCTTGAACGATAACAATACGGTGATGTATCGGCTGCCTTCTCTACTGTCCACCCTCGTCTAATTCTGTGCAAAAAAGTATTAATATTGACTCCGGTTAATTTGCAAAGGTCTGATAACATAAATAATGTGCCGTTGTATTCGAAATACTTGTTTGATCTTCTGTTTCTAGATTGCTCCGTGTTGGTAGCCCATCTACAATTATCTTTACTGTACCCTTTGTTGTTATCAATACGCTCAATGCTATGTTTCTTACTTGGAGATGGACCCATATCGACATAGAAATTTACGAAAGATTTTAACCATTCATCACATACTGTTATTCCCCTACCACCATAATTAGGATACTTTTTGTTGTTTGGGTTAAGACATCTTTGCTTCATTGTATTCCATATTGGATACTCGGGGGCATACCTTAAACCATGTATCAGATTTCCTTCTTTTCTTCCCATTGCACATCTCCTTTGGATGCCCTTATTATTTAATCACGGCAAGCAGTAAGGTTCTGCTGTTCGGGAGCTACCCTAGCCGTGATTTTTTCAAACACTCAATACTATCCGGGCCCGAATTGCGTCGATGCTGTTTCCCTGTCAAAGCTACTCAAATTATCCTTGGAAGTAGACGCCCTCATTGCTAAAAGCTGATACTCGGCACCGTTGCCGGGATATTCCCACCACAATATTTCTGCTAAACAGAAGGTAATGGTATTTATCCACTCCATCGGCAAATCTACGGTATCAGTATCAACAGTTGGCACCAGAATAGGGCGGTCAACCGTCATCAGGATTTTATCGGTGACGTTCGTATCAGGAGTCGGCCAAACCCAAAGTATGCCATTGACTAATTGCGGATCGTAGTAGGCTTGGACTACTGTCCCGGTAGTGGCTTTATTTGGCAACATTTCCCATTCAGAACGGGAAACAGGAGTGCCGTTATCCCACCCTAAAGGAACTTCCTGCCCTGTAGCCATCAATCGCCGCAAGCCTGATATTCTGGTAGGACGGTCAATGGTCACTGTATCAGCAGGATAATACTGTGCCGTCCCTCCCGGTCCGAGAAGATAGCTATTTTGACCGGCAACGAGGGTAAGAGAAGCAAAGGCCTTGAGCCACATGAATTGTTCAATCTGCCACGATTTGAGCATGGAGTTGAGCGCGTCAGAGGCTTGACTTACCTGTTCTGGTCCTGGGTCTTGGTTGGCGTCGTAGGCCCCAACAATCCGCAGGGCGCGATAAACTATAGACAGCCAGACGGGATTGTAAATGGTATTAGCCACTTGTCACCTCTGTTCCGTCATCATATGTCATGGTTGAACCATCGTCATACGTTAAAGCGTCCTCGCTCGGATACGTTACGAATTGCGGTGTTTGCTCTGGACGGTAGTAAGGTCGCGGTCTTTGGTCTGGCTTAGACCTGATAAGGTCTTGCGGGTGTCGAGGCTCCCAACAAGTTTCACAAACCATCAGCCCTTGCCATTCGCGCTTCAATTGGAAATCCCAATAGCGAAAACCGCAACGGTCGCATATGACCGCGCTTGCACCTCTCTTTAGTGTACTGTTAGGGAAGTTAGGCATCAAGGTGTCTCCACGATCTTCCTTTAACGGCTTGGTACATAGTGCTGTAAGGAATACAAAAGTCTTCCGCTAATTGGGCAATCGTCCTGACTCCGCTGTAATACAACTGCCTTGCAGACAAAACTTTGTTTTCCGTGAGAAGTATGCCTCGCTTGTTTTGGCTTTGTTCTATTTGTGTTGCCCATTTACAATTGCTTGGTTCATAATTTCCGTTATTGTCAATCCTTTCTAAAGATAATCCTTCTGGGCATTCGCCCATATCTTCAAGAAAGTTTGCAAACCTTACGAGCCATCTATCGCAAACCTTTATGCCCCTTCCTCCATAATTTTTCCATCCTGAAGCTTTGCTATCGGTACATCTCTTTTTCATTGCCACCCAACAATTGTATGTCGCTGAGTTTCTGGCACGGTGCCCCGTTCTTTGAAATGGTAAAACATCTGCTAACGGATGACCGTACCGATGCCATTGCATATAATGATGGTTACAAAAACCCGAAGCTCTTTCTTTCTTTTCACAATCTCGGATGCAACACAATTTTTCTTTCATGGCAAACCCCCTTGTTATTTAAAGGGATTGTACCATTAAACTGTGACGGATGCAGCACATTTAATACCTCTCAACTATTGCCGATGTGCAATTTGTGAACAGTATAAAAGCCGTAGAATGATTCCCGAAAGAGACCCCGTGTTTTCTATGACTGACATACCGCACATTCAAAACGCTTGCCACCATCGGGTGAGCAATCCCCACATTTGTTGGCGAGCTGAGAACCTTGAACGTGCAACCGGAAGGAGGTATTACTTCCCAAGCCGTATCATCAGACATATCTATGACTTTGGCGGCAACGGTAAGCTTTACCTCTCTGCCTAAAGCCGGGGCAAAACCGCCGGGATTGAGTTGGAAAGCCCAACAAATGGATGTTATCGCGAGAAATATCACAGCGAATATATATGTTTTCATCGGTGATACCCCTTTATGACGATGGTCCCTGCCGCACCCGCTACTAAGCCATGAGTGTCGATGGTCAGTTTGCCCGTTATCCCCGCTCCTGCATTATTATGGAGGGCTTGACCGGCCTGTTTGAAGTTGACAAAGCCGTCATAATTAGGCAGGGCGCAGGCGAGTACCGGGGCGGTAGCGGCCCAAAACAGGTTGGCGGTAAAGCCGTTAAGTTCAAAGTCGATGGTTTCAATGCTGAATTTTGACGGAGTGCCGGTAAGGTCGGCGGGATCAATAACGACCCCGCCTGTGATTTCGCCGGAACCATCGCCAACAACCGTTATCCTGGCAATGAACAGGTAAGATTCATTGATGGGATATGTAGTGCTGAGTGTGTTAGCCACGGTAGACCTCCTTTATCGCTCTTGGGCTACCATAATGTAGTCGATGGTCATTACCTTGGCTACTGCCTCCCCATTTTTGATTCCGAAGCTGAGATTCAGAACCGTATCAGGAAGGTAAGCAGAAGGAGTAGTGGTAAGGTCGGCGGTGATGGATTTGACCCCATTTACGAAAACCTCAATGTACCGGTCGCCATCGAAGTAGAAAGCAAATTCGGTCTGAGTATTGACGGTCAGCGTATCGGCCATTTTGGTAGCTAGTTGGCCGGTCGTGGTGTTTTTCTGGCAGTACAGGTAAATATCCTGAGTGCCGTCTTCCTTCATAAAGAAGATACCGTCAGTAACACCATCGCCACCCGTTGAACTGAGAGGGTCGGTATCACGGACCATCAGGCCGCAATACCATTCAGTCTGCTTGATGGATTCTGCTACTGCATTGGCATCAGTAATGCCGAATTTCATCTTGAAAAAGGATTTCTTCCCAGCGGTAGGGGTAAAGCAAGCGTTTTTGTGTTGTACGAAAATCAGGTCATTATCTGCGGCATCGGTAGTCAGAGTAATTCCGCCGCCATTTATGTCTGCCACTGCGGAACTTGCATCACCGGCACCCGCTTCTGTTACCGTGATGGTCCATGTTCCGTTTGAAGCGGCGGCAAGACCGGAAGCGGCAAGCGGGAAACTCATATTGCCGGAGAAGTCCTCGCACATTCCAAAAAGGCGAGTAGGGTCAAGCATCCCAAGATTACGCAAGGGGCCGGATTTGTCGGAATTGTTAATACCATTGGGGAATCTTGTTGGTCTCATTGGGTTACTCCTTTGCGCGGGTTATCGCGCCCCCACCGTAGCAGGGGCGCAAAGGGTTAATGTTTAGCAAGTAAAACAATCCGTCAAGGCCCTTGAACGCCAAAAATTGAGCGCGGATCTCCGTTAGTAAAGGAAATCCTGAATCTACACTTAAATTTAGCATTCCCGGTGTCAAAATCATTATCGGGCTTGATTTCAGGCTTGATACGCTCGAAACAGGTCATACCCTTGCCACTCATAATCGAAGTCCGGATAAACCACGTTTTTGCATCAGTCAGGAAGGGGTTAATGACAATCCCCTTCGGATAGGCACCGGATGCTTTCAGGGCGTTCAAAGCGTTGTTGGCGGTGTCGTTCTGAAGTACCGAATTGAGCACCCTGTTTGCCTCATATTCCAGTGCGGGCGGAAGAATGAGCCGGTCGGGAGTCAGGTTAATAAGCAGACCGGCATCGTTCTTATACTGCTTAATCTGGATGTTGGCAGTTTCAAGGGCAACTTCCGAGAAGTCGGCGGCAGTCGTGAGGGTGTTCGAGAAAGAAAGTCCTTTGGTGCCGGGGTGCGCCGTGTCAATAAGGGTTTTGCCGTCCCCATAAGTCGGCCCACCGGAAAAGGCATTGTTGTAGACATTGGCCGCAAGGGTTTCGATGGTCTGTGTTGCCGACTGAATCAGCGTCCGTCCGGCATCCTTGCCAAGTGCGTTCAACTGGTCGGGATACTGGTTGTCCTCGATTGCTTCCTCGGTAATCATGTAGCCGAGGGCGTAAGTGAGGTTATAGGCGCGGGTTACGGCCCCCTGTTTCATGTCATCGTACTTGATACCCTGCCCTTCCGGTTTCTGCTGCATAAAGCCAAGGCCGGAAAAAGCTACCAGTTCTTCGTAGTTCTTCTTGGACGGTTCAACGTCAAACATCTTGTCGTAAAGCTTCTGCCATTGCTCATAGCCAAGCCCCCACCAGGTATTGACTCCCGGCCAAAGACTTTTTGGTGCTGATCCTGTGGTAATTAATCCGCTCATTGTCTATCCTCCCTTATACGCCTGCCACGGCATTGGCGTAGGAATGGTTGTTGATTTTCACCAACAGCCGGTTATACGTGGCGTTGGGAGTATTGCCGACAGTCTGGGAGAACCCAAGGGCTTTGAAGGCAAAAGTCGATGTATTGGTTGCCAGAGTGGAGGCGTCAATCTGCATACCGGAAAGACCGGTTGCCGCCGTACCGCCATTAGTGGAGACGAGGGAGCAGGTTTTAGCGGCATCTGCGAGAGCAACCGCGGCATTAGCCTGAACTTCGTAGATAGTGTTGGGATCCACGGTCGCGTAAATGTAGGTTGCCGTGGAAGCCTTGCGGTATTGAAGGCTCAGATCGGTGCCATCGGGAACAACGCCAGACATTACCCCGACAATGGGAACATCACCGGCTGCGGCTCTGGCTACGATTGCAAATCCGTTGGCATCAACGCCACCGGTGAGCTTGATAGCGTCACCCGGATAGATAGCTACGGCGTCCGTAGCTACCGTGGCAAACTTGGCCTGCTGAAGGTTGAGGGGTGCGCCATTAAGCGTCCCGACTGCCTTGAAGCCATTGAGAATGTTGTTATTGCTTGACATGGTAACTCCTTATACGGCTTCTTCCGTCACACCCAAAATTTCATCCTTGGGCTGATAAATATTCGGGCTATTCGGAATGCCGATTGATTTGGTGATTTCTGCATTACGCTTGCGCTTGTGCGCCTGAATTTCCTTGTGACGCTGTGCCGTTGTCTCCATAAGGTAGTAGGTAAAACCACCGCCAGCCGGACGGCTGATCCTGCTATCCATTGCCGAGGACTCAGAACTGTCTCTGTTGGCGGTGAAATCATCGGCGGCGAAGGTGTACCCATAGGATTGATAAGTCTGGATATTCCCCGGCTTGTCGATTACCCACCTTCGCACATAGCCCTTTCTCTGTGGAGCATCGAGTTTGTTATCGTCTCCCGGCATGACAAATTCTGTTCTTACATCGGTGCGCTCTTTGCGTGGCATTACCATTGTTATTTTCTCCCTTCAAAGGCTCCTACGGCCATTAGTGATTCTACGAATGCTTTTTTCGTGGTAATCGGTTTCCCGTTATGGGTCTGCTTAAGCATATCCTCCATCTGACCCTTCTCAAAAGAAGTCATCATGGATTCAAACTTCTGCCACGGTTCCGATTTTCCACCCGATTGAGTAGGGCTTTCTACCCCGCTAGGGGGTTTCGGGTCTTCCTTGGTCTCAACCTTAAAGTAATCCGGGAAAGCAGCCTTCATCTTTCTTTCCACATGATCCAAGATTTCTGAATCGTCGGCGGTCGGGTGTTTCGACAGATAACCTTTGTTGAAGGCTACTGCCGCTTCGGTCATTTCAGGGTCTTTCTCGAACCATGCCGCGTTACGGTTTACAAATTCCTGAACCGCAGGGCGTTCGATTTCGGCTCCCGGTATTTCAGTTTTCTTGGCTTTTTCTATAGCCTTGTCGATCTCTTTGACCGCATTGACATCACCGGCAACAATTGCCTTGTCTCGCTCCGAGTCAAGTTGTGCCAGTTTTTCGTTAACCTGGATTTCTACGGTTTTGGCAAAATGCCGCGTCATGCCTTCGACCATTTTTTTCATCTGCTTGGTCGATTGGGAATTTTCGTGGAAGCGGTCCCCCATCCCGGCAATGAACGTCTTGGCATCGAGCGGACCATCCTCTTTCCACCCGGCCTTCTTTGCCATCTGCTTGAATTCTTCCATTGAGATGACTTCTGCTATACCCTCTTGGGTGGGTTCTTCTGTGCCTACTTCGGCGGTTCCTTCGTTGCTCATGATTCCTTCCTTTCTGCCACTTATGGCGGTTATTTACTGATATTTGTGCTTTCTTTGACAGGTTTAAGAGGATTGCCACCGTAAGCCTCACATTTGGCTTTACCGGTCTTGACTTCCTGCAATTCTTTTTTGGTAGGTTCTGCCATATGACCTCCGGTTAAGAAAAAAGGGCAACGGTTTCTTAAATCTGAAACTATTGCCCTCTTAGGGATAATTTAATGATGCTTTTTCCACACTGTATAACTTTTGCACAGAATGTCAAGAGGTTTATTGCACTTTGCAAATAACATCCCGATCGTTCATGATGCGGTAGGAAATGTTGGTATCTTCATCCTTCCACAACCGTCCTGAATGCTCCGCAAAGATAACTCTGTCCCCTACTCTGTACCACGGAGCGGGGAATCCCGGCTTGCCATCATCGGTACAGAAACAAAATTCCCCCATATCGGCAACGGTGCCGACAGTCATGCAGATTTCATCGGTTTCCTGTCGCGCCGATGTGAGAATTATGCCCCCTGCGGTAACTTCCTCCACTGGGTCAAGCTGAATTACTACACGGTATCCAATAGCTACTGGCTTCATTTATTCCCCCTCAGTTCTTGTTCAATATTAGCAATAAGTGACCCTATCAGGTTTTCATTAGATTCGCTTACCCATGCCAAGGCGTCAATTGCTCCCATGCATTCCAATCCTAATTGTTTGTTAATTGGTGTTATATTTTTGAAAGCATCTAACAGCTCAGCCTTTTTATCGTTTATTTCTTGAAGGGTTTTCATTTACTCCCCTTTCTGGCCCTTTAGCCTAAATATTGTCTTTAGTAGTGGGAACGTTCAACGCAGACTTGAAATCGGGGTCGGATTCAACTACCCTTTTCATTGCCGCTTTGATTTTGGCAAATTGCCGATTGCACCCACACATAGGAGCGAATTTTATAATCATTTCCGCAGAAGTTGTGGATACGTCAACAATGTCTATTTCTTCGTTACATACAGAGCATATCCCCACTAATCCGTAATTCATTTTTGCCTCCTTGGGCTTTTGTTTGTTACATCATTGGATTTGATCCTTCTGCGGCAGCGAGTTTTTGAGGTGTAGCATGAGGTTGAGTAGCAGGAATCTCTCCTCCGCCACCAGGAGCCATACCCCCACCTCCTGTAGCGTCTGGTCCGGTACCCGGTAGGCTCCCGTCAGTAGGTCCTCCACCGTTTCCGCTTTCAGGGCTTCCAGGAATGCCATTACCTTCTTGGTCGTCCGATTGCGGTACCATGCCGCCAGTTCCTCCGCTTCCACTCCCTTCAGTTCCACCATCTCCGCCATTTTCGGCCTCTCCTTTCTCTATCATCAGCCTTACTGCGTCAAGTTGATTCTGATATTGTTGGTTCAGGTGGTCTATCTGAGTTTGGAAAGCGTCAATGTGCATCTGAACCTGTACTGCGTCGGAGTTGGCAAGGGCAAGTTCCGCATTGGCTTTGCTTTGAACAGCTTGAGCTTCCAGAAGCATCATCCGGTAAGACGTTTCAAGTTCCTGAATCGCCATTTTAACCGATTCGTTCTTGAGCTTCTGTAATTCAATTTCATGCTTTGCGCCCATTTCGGTGATTTTGGCCTGAACCATAATCATTTTCGGGTCAGGAGCGGCTTGAGCGGGGACAAATTCATTAATCAACTTATCGGGGACGCCAAGAACACCGTAGAAATACTTTTTGACTGCCGGATTCTGTGGGTCGGCCTGATAAATTGCCTGCGCCCTCGCCAACCGGATAGCTTCACTTGCCGCCGAAGGGTCCATGACCGGCTGAATATCGCAATCATCAAGGCTGAAGTCCATCTTGACGAGTTTACGAAGACCTTTTTTGACGTTTATTTTTCCGGTTTGTGGGTCAACATATTCCTGTAAGCCAAGTTTTATCAATTCTTCGGCGGTGCAGTCGATGATTTTCAGGTATTCATCATCGTCCATATACAGGAAATTCAGCCGGTAGAGCTTCCGGTATTCCTTTTCAAAGGCATGGTAAAGCCTCATAAGAATCGAGGAAAAGACCTTCAGCCCCTGGTCGATAATAGCAAGAATTGTCGTAGCGGGGACATTAGCCTGCGGTTCATCCCCCATCATTGTTTCCGAAACGGAGGCGAGTTTCATACCTTTATCATCAAGGCGGGTCAGGAAATTAAACAAAGTGGCAGACGGTCCGGCCATCGGAGGGATAAAAATATTGTCCTTCAGGGCTTGACCGGTAGACTCGACAGGGGTGAATTTGCCCGGAGCGGTGCGGAAATTTCCACCGGGGAGCTTGGCACCCTTTCCGACAAAAACCGGAGGGGAGTTCTGAATAGTCCCGGCGTCAATTAACTGGTTGGAAACTGTATTGATTTGTTCGTTTATCGCGCCTAGGAGCTTAAAAAATCCCATCTTGTGGAACTTGCCGTCCGGAGAGGGGAGAAAAGGAAACTCGGTAATACAATGAACCGGTTCTATCTGCGCCACTTTCCCATCTATGACCTTGATACTATCGGCATCATAACGGGCGAATATCCTCGCCACCGAACAAGACTCAACATGAACCGTAACAATATAAGGTTCCTTGTAACCGTCGCCGTCAAGGTCATACCACGTATAGCACTCGTAAAAACGTTCAAGTTCGACATCATCGTCCTTGGAGAGCTTGTCTTCAATATCGAGCCATTGTTTGGACCGGATGCGCTCAATTATGGTATTCCGAGACATGCCGTCAAGTTCATGAGTGACTCTTTCGGCACTTTCCAAGTCTGTTACTTCGTTATGAACGATGATTTTGCGCGGGGAAATGGCAGGAGAGGCGTTTCTGTTCTTCAACGTGTCGCGGTAGGTCTTTTTGTAGTACATCCCATAACCGGACATGGAGGAAAGAAGCTGATCGGTGCCCGGCACCCATTCTGGCATTTCCGTTAAGCATTGATAGGACATTGCCATAGAAACGCGCTTGGCTCGTTCTTCCTTCAGCCCTAAAGGGTCTTCTCCGGTGACATGGCACTTAACTACATCCCGGCCTCGGATAACTTCAGCACCGGCTCTGGCGGCAAACTGCATCATGGCAACCGGCATTAGGGGGTCTTTGATATTGGCGGCATTCGGCCATGGAAAAGACTTCTCTTCCCGCTCCTGCATGGCGATCTTTTCGCCCTTGTCGCAGTCCTCTAGCCACTGAGAACGGGATGAACGGTCAATATCTACCAGATTGACAATATCCGAACCTATCGCGGAAAGGGTCGTATCCTCAAACTGGTCGGCAATGTTCAATTTCTGCACATTTGCCTTTAACCATGTAATGTCTCTTGGTTCTATATCGGGAAGGATTGCCATATTACCCCGCTAGCTCGTCTATTCGGTCGGAAACCAACAGCATCCGGTATTCCCTTTCGGCTCTGGCGGCAACAATGGCCTCCTGCCGGTTTTGGGCAATCATGATTAAAGGCAGTAAAACCAGTTGGAGAAAAGCAGAAGAAATATATTGAACAATGGTGTTGATTTGCGGGAAAGCCAGGGGAGAGACAGCCAACAGACAGCAGACGTAAAAAAACGGCATAGTGCCGACTTTATTGACGATGGAATCAGCAAATCTGCCGGACCATGATTCGTTATTCTTGTACTTGAATTTGGATAAATCAAGCCGGACGGACTTAAGAACTGTGGCGTCAGTCTCAGCGGTGACTATCGCCTCAAACTCAGAACAGGTCAGGCATTGTGAACTGCATTTGTCGCAAAGCATAGGCTTCCCCTGTTCGAGTTTTATACAGTTGGGAGGGAACCACAAATCAATACAAATGTCAAGTTATTTTAATACCCGGTAACATCACTGCGTCCAGTAACCATGTCTTCTTCTTCCCAATCATCCTCATCTTCTTCCATGCCAAAGTTATAAGCGCAAGTCGGGTCGGCTAGAATATCATAGACGTAGGCTAAAGCGTCCAGCATATCAACGTGGAAATAGGGGAACTTGTTGCATTCTTCTTTAAGTCTTGCCACAATATCAATATCAAGATCATCAGTATAATGTAGTTTTGAGTTATTGAGCGGCCACGCCAAAGCGGTTTCAATGCGGTAATTTTTCGACCTCCCGGATGGAGAAAGCAACATTAGATTCCCGCCATATCTGCCGCTTTTCCTTAGTTCAAGATAACGGCCCCTCGCAGTGAGGGCGTTCTGAATATGCCGGTATGTAGTATCATTGGCTACTTTCTCAATGCCAAGTATACCAATCCGACCATTCCTGATGTAGAGATTGCAAGCAGCATCAATAGCAGCCGACAACCCCAATTCCGAAACGATACCATCCTCGATATAAACGTCAGAGTTACCAAGTTCATCAATGTAAGGCCGTACAGAACAACATAACATAGCCCAACTATCATTACCGCTGCCACTCTGCACCTCCTTATCCCCAGCGGGGTCGATAATCACAAATTTGATCCGGTCTTTCGGCAGGTTTTTACGTTCAATCATTCTGAATCGAGTAAAATCAAGCTTAATCTCGCTCTGAGGGGTAGGATTGCAAAGAATCTGCGTGTTAAACGTCCGCATATCCACTTTTTTGGAATCCAAATATTTCTGCGAAAAGAAAACCGGTTTGCCAGTTACGGTGCCATCATCAGTACCAGGTTTCAGCCTTAAAAGGTAAAGAGGTTTGCCATGAATGTCTTTAACCTCTTTCAGCTTCACAATCGTTCCGAAGTGAGAATAGTACGTTCCGATAACCTGTTCTGTGCCGCCATCCCGTCCCAAATATCGGGACATCATCAGCTTATCAAAGCAAAGTTGCATCTGGTCGGGAGAAGAGGCCATATCCTCGGTTTCGATATCGTCATAAATCCGATGGTCGTAATGTCCACCGGTCGGCATACCCTCTATCAAGCCGAAAGCCTCAACGGTATGTTCTTTCATCGCCTGGTTGACACGCTTCACCCTGATGCCGTTCTGTACGCTCCACTGGGTTTGATTCGTATTCTCATAGCAAATATCGGGGAACAGCCACTTCATGAAATCCGATTCCAACATGTGCTTAATCGACTCAAGGAACTTCTCGGCGGAGGATTTACGAAAGGAAAAGATAGCCGTTGTGCACTCAGGATTGTTCAGGATGCGCTGAAGGGTACCGGCAATGGTAATGCAGGCCGATTTTCCATGCTCTCTAGCGTGAACGTCAATAGTCCCGTCTTGCGGTCCCTCTTCCAACTCCCGGCACAGGGAAACGATATATGGCTTGTTCCCTGACACCTTATCGCTTTCCCAATTTGCTACGAAGTATGCAAGGAAGAACCGGTCAGTCTTGCAGATACTCCGCAGGATACCCTGTGCCTCTTTCGGGTTCTTGGCAATGTGGGCGAATATCTCAGGGTAGTTGTAGCGGTAGTATGACCGCCATTTAAACTGAGGATGGTTTTCTACATGGGGGGCATCATCAGGAATATTGTGGGAACGTTTGAACTCAAGTAAATCGGCGTCATATTGTTCTTTCGAGCAACAGACTTGCGGGTGCGGTTGGAAAGATTGGAAGAGGGGGAGCATATTACCTCTATGTTGGTATTGGATTCCCTGACAGGCATCGAACCTGTGTTCTGAGATTCAAAGTCTCATGTCCTACCGCTAGACGACAGGGAAATATTTATTCATACTCCATTGTGGTCAGGGCTTGGTGAAGCAACCCGGCCAACAAATCGACGAATCCCTCATCATCCCTGAGATTTTTCCCTGCTGCGCAATCGGAATGATACAGGAGCATATGTGTCAGTTCATGGCAAAACGTATGTTCAAGGCTTCCTTGGGTGATGGGATGGTGTTCGGAAGGCTGAACAAGTTTTATCCACTTGCTCTCATATGAACATGCGCCAAACGAACCCTTCTCGTAATAGCGGTCATTCTCGTCCATGACTTCTATGGTATGCCCTAGTAGCTTGAACCGCTTAGGAATTAACATTGAACCTCCAAAAACGTTTGGGGAAAAATCGTATCGCATGTTAGGCCACCCTTCGCTTGCCACGCTGTTGATGGTGGAACATCATGTGGGCCGACTGGCTAGGAAATATCTGCAGATTGTCAAGGGCGAAGTTGTTACGGTTGCCGTCCTTGTGATGGACAACTTCCCCCGGTTTCAGTTCGATACCTGACTCCTTAACAGCCTTGACTGCCAATCGTCCCAACTGCCTATCTACTGCCTTGTTTACCGAATCATACAGTCTTGTGAGTTTGCCCCCCACCTTGGAATACTCTCCCGACATTGACCGGTCAGCATGAAAGCAGGCCGGTGAGCAATACCCGCCATGCTCACCCTTAACATGAGAGCGGGGCTTAATGTAAGTCTCTTCACAGAACCGGCATTCCAAGGTTAGGACTTCCCGCCGATACGTTTCAATTCCGGCCGACTTAATGATGTTGTACACAGCCGGTCTACTTATTCCTGCAGCTTCCTGGATGCTCTTGATACTGGCCCCATCGTCATACATGGCTGTAATCTCAGGAATGGTCAACTTGCATTTACGTAGTATCATGGTACACCTCCCTTATGGGAAAGCGTACATTATTATGGTGCGGATGTAAAGTAGAATGTTTGAGGAAAAACTACATATTCCCCGGAAACGGTACTAGGGGCAGTATTGCCGAGTGCTTACTTTGCCCCCTCCCCCCTCCGTATCCCCCCGGCCTCCGTTCCTCCCTCTGTCGCTACGCTCTACTTTACATGATAGACTCACCATAATATATATTATCTGAACCTACGCACATTATGCTAACGTTTACAATAGGTTAGGTATTGGGATAGGGGATTGATATATAGCACATTCCATATAGGGTTGTTGATAACCTGTGCATAACTCCTGTCACCGGTTGAACCACTTGCTGACATCGGCATCGCTGACATTGGCGTTGAGGTTGACGTTGAGATTCTGCTTCTTCTCAACATACTTATTATTCAAGCACTTAGCCAGATCAAACTTGAACCTAGCGACCTGTTCTGCCTTGCGGAGCTGTGCCATTAACCGTCTGGGGTCGGCATCCTCTGATGTAACGTCAACATTTTCAAGTAGTTTTACGTTATCATCGACCATTGAATCAGCCTGCATTTCATGGGCAAGCGCAATCATGTTAGGAAACTCTGGCACAAGACTGCGCCAAGTATAGAAAGTTGTTCTTGAAATCCCTACCTTGTCACAAGCCTGCTGGACTGTAGAGCCGTCCATAATGCTCTCTAGGATGGTTATTGCTTTCTCTTCAGTGAATTGACTGGCTCGTCCTTCTTGTCGTTTTTGGAAGGCATTTAGGAGGGATTGACCTATATTTTCTGGTAGGTTATTGCCGTTGCATCCGTCGTATGTCTTTTGCAGTGCATTACCGGCCATAATGTGCGCCTTTCTGGGGGAGAGATTTTGAAGCTTTTAACGCCTATAAAGTCTTATATTATCTTATAGCATATGCCCATGATATGCTGATGATATGGTGAGCAGAAAATATCTAATGATTCTTACGAGTTGTCCATCCCTTTTTTGCGCGGTTACTCTGCAATTCCTTGTTTTCCAACACCCGGTCATACTCTGCCGCAAGTCGGTCTGAAATGAGCCGTTTCCCCGCTGAAATGGTCTTTATGAAACCATGCTTCAGGAGGATGCGTTTAGCATCTATCCACTCTTCCTGAGTGATGCGCATATAGTAGCTGATTGCGGCATCATCGTTGTCGAGAAACATATCCTTGTCCCACATGATGAACAGCAGATCGTAGAGGATAAGGCGGGTATTACGTGGTAGAGCTTGAACCTTGTAATCCTTATACCAGACTTCCAACCAGAACGGCAAGTAATACAACCCCATCGGCTTCATCCTCCGTGGTCATCCTAGAAAATGCAAGCGAGGGGAGGGATGAACTCCCCTGTTCTCTTAACCTGGCCGGGGTAAGATTAGCTTGCACCTGATTTCCCCAGCATTATAGCCCTATAATCCCCCCATGTAAACAGGATTGTTGTGCAGGGATTGAACAGAATTATTAAAATTGAAAATAATTGCATTTTTCTTCATTTTGTTGCTTGACAATAGATAAATCTGTGGTATATTTATATCAAAGGATGGAACAACGAACAAAGGGGGATGAAATGAAACGCACACTTAAAAGCCTAAAAGCGGAAGCGACTGAACACGGTATTACAATTTACAACCACGGCGAAATGGTCAACATGTATGCGGCTAGTCAGTCAAGCCCTATAGCATGGATGCATAAAACGAGTGAAAACGGATGGACCGGATTTACGTCAGAGCCTAATACAACAGGCCGGAAGCATGGAACGAAAGCGGAAGTAATGGATTGGTGCCTTGATTGGGCAATCAACGGGTTTTAGGGAGGATAAAATGGACAAATTAGAATATTACGCAATGGTAGCGGATAATAAAATGAAAGCAGAATTACGGGAGAAAAATAAATGCCCTTCATCTAATTATTGTTTCAGCCGGATTTCTCCTCCAGTCTGTATTCGGTGGACAACTAAAAAAAGGGGCGACATTGATTTAGTGGCAGTGGTTTGTCCTAGTTGCGGAAAAGCTGTATTCACACGCAAACATCCCAACAGCGGTAATGATTTTGTAATAATACCGAGTCACAACAAACAAGGAGTGAAAGCATGAGAGGTGGCGCAAGAACAGGAGCCGGGCGCAAACCCGGTACTCCCAACAAAGTACAGAAAGAGAAGTCGGTTATTTATCAGATACGTGTATCAGCCGCCCTCAAGACCGCCCTCCGCGCCATAGGTAGCCAGAGGGTGAGGGAGAAACTGGAAGAATTATTTTCACCTGATGCAAAATAAATGCTTGACTATGCAATTAACTAGCAGTATAACTATAGCTGTAGCGACAATAAAAAAACAAAAGGAGGATGGAATGAGAAACTTTAACGCAATGTTAGTAGCACCGATACTGAAAATTACAGGGTTCCGGTTCTCTAAACTTTGGAGGGTTCAGGAGTTCGGCATCAAGCCTTTTATCTTCCGCAACATACTGAATACCACGAAAGCCAACATCATAGCAGACCTCTAACCACCAACCGCCAGCCGGGGCTTTATCCGGCATTGGAGCCATTATGAGTACAAAAGAACTGATGGAGAAAGTAGGCACTATCGCAGTTATCAGCATGGAGAAAATCAGGATTGAAGTCCGTATCACCGATGCCCGTTACAATTTCGGGCGGACTGAGTACTTGGTCGAGCCTCTTGTCGGAGCAGGTGAGCAGTGGATAAACTCTGACAGAATTTGTCTGCCCTAACGCGCCGCCGGTCGCTTACCGACTAAGGGGGAGGAGATGAACTTACCTGAATTGGCTCAAGATGAGCATTGGACCGCTAAAGCGTCTAAGCCGTCTGTCATGGTTCTGATAAATTCGCCAGAATGGGAAAATATGGCGGTAGGCCGGTATTACTACGGATTGGAAGAGTGGCGCATTATCGGGCATAATAACTCAATCACTGTAACTGAATGGTGGCCGCTCCCGGAAAGAGGAACGGGCAATAAACCATGACCGCCCTAGTTGAGCATATCGAATACGCCATTGAGCGCGCCGAACTCGCCCTTATCTACCGGCTGGAGGATTTCGATCAGGTGTTTTGCCGAGTGGCGGGGATAACTTTAGTTTTGCTGTTAATTTGACCCGTTATGGAGATAGAACAATGATAGACATACTCATTTGCACTATATGTTTTTTCGTAATAGGTGCTGTATCATGGCACTTCGTTGGGGTATACCCCGGCGTTCATATCATCGGGACGCTATTTATTACTCTATTCATGTTTATACCAGCATTGGTGGCAGGGATGTTTTTCGCGGCATGGCTGATAGCAAAATAACATTAATTTGACCCGCTACGGCGGGAGAGAGGGAGGGGAAACCATGAAAATCAGTAAAAAGCGTATCGACGCGATATGCCGAGGGATTAGCGATCCGGTATGGGATCTTCGGGTTAAACTAGGGCAGGGCAAAATCGTTATATCCCAATCGGTGCTTTTTGATCTGGAGCAAACCATCCGGCAGAAAGTAATGAACGCCCTGGATATTGGTCTGACATAGCCTCCCCTCGGGGAGATTGGAGGATGAGAGATGAGAAACTATATTAGCGAAGCGCAGGAATGGATAATAAAGCAAAAGCCTTTCGATAGCAGGCTAAACTATCCAAACCAAAAAGAATTCGACCTAATTACCGGTTTACTGCGAACCGTAAAAGATTACCAAGAAGTTATTGATAGCCATAATCGACTTGTTAAACAGCTTGATGTAATGATAAATGGGATTGACGGTGCGGCAGAACAGGCAAGCCTCTGCGATATTATTGCACAGATTGGCAAAGGCGAGGATTGGTAGCCCCCTCCCCGGAGAGAAAGGAGATGGAAATGGTAGAGTTTAAGCGAGAAGAGCGGTACATAGTCCTGAAGATCAGCGATATTATTTCTATTCCCTATTTTGGCGAGAAATTTTTGAACCGAGCGAGGGATTTGATGGAAACTATCGCGTGGTTTAGAGAAAAGTCAGGCAAAAAACCACTTCATTGTGTTGTTGTTGAATCTGATTGGCCCGAATATGAGCCGACATGGAAGGCAATCGAAGAGCGAATGACAAAATAAGCCCCGGCATGACCGGGGGAGGGGGAGCAGATGCTGCGTATCAAATACAGGGTCCTTTACTATGCCGCTGTGTTCTGTGAGTTTTGCGGATACTGTAAAAAATGCGGTAAGCGGCTAAACCGAATGCCATCAGGTAGGAAAATTTGCAACAATATCCACTGTAACAGAAATTAGCCCCTCTCAGGGGAAGGAGGGAAAGTGACCGAATACATCTTCGAGCCCGCCCGAAGTTTGACACCGGAGGAAATAGCCGACCTGATAGCAAGAGGCGAAATCACGCCAGTTGAGCAGATCAGGGACGGGCTGTTAAGGGAATCTAAGACCTGGATTGATTAGTCATTAACCATCACGGAGGGACAACATGGGAACAATTCACGCCGCCAGATTCGACGCTAGCCCCCGACTTCAAAGGGTATTCGCTCTACTCTCCGATGGTGACGAGTATACCACGCGCCGGATAGTAAGGGATGCCGATGTATGCGCTGTTAATTCAATCATGGCAAAGCTTCGCCAGAACAGTATCCCCGTAACCTGTCGCATCCTTCGCAGGGGGGTTTACACTTATCAATTGTCGGAATTAGCCGGGGAGGTTTGGGTAATCAAGGAATAATCAAACGACACGGAGGTCACTTGTGAAATACTATCACGCCAAAAAGGTCTGTCAATTCTGCAAAGCTGTGACCGGCATAAAAGAGGGCTTCACCCTTCCCAACATGGAAACAGCTACCATCTGTCGGGATTGCATAGATAATCATCCCGCGTGTGAACCGTTGCGGGTATCTCGGATTAGGAAAGGAAGGCACAATGATGACATTCGCTGAGTTCTACGCATGGGCTTTTGTTGGGTTAGTTGCCTTAATTACACTCTATATTGTTGCCCTAGAACTGTTTCCACCCAAGGCGGATAAGGAGGACTGGAAGCCATGACTGACTACTTGATATGGTACCTTGAGGTCCTGGGCCTCGCTATTATTGGCGCGGCGGCGGGGATATTGTTGGAGAGGGTAGCGTCAAGATTTATCGCCTCGTTGAAATGGCGGGAGCGGTAGTTTTTTTATCATGTGTGTATGATTTATTATTGACTTTGCAATACTGGCCGTGTATGATACTTGCATGATTTACATTTTACCAGACGGGAGGAACAAATGAACAGAACGATTAGTTTACCGAAGGAGTACGACAAGAGGATTCTGGAGGAAAGGAAAACAACGGGGCTTTCAATCTCTGAAATCATCCGCAGGGCAATCGACGCTTACTTTATTGCGAGAGCAAGAGACAGCGAATTCAAGGGGGTGTAATGTGATTAAATATCTAACATCTAGTTATCGGAATTCAATCGAACAAATAGAAGTCACCCGCGAAACTGAAAAGTGTTATTACATACCTCCTCGGCGCGGCACCGGCAGGGAAATAAAAAACCTTAAAGACAGAGATTATCACAATTCGTGGGAGGATGCTCATTCATATCTTCTAACAAGAGCAATATCAAAAGTCGAGTCGTCCAGACTGCAACTAAGTTACGAAGAAAACAAACTAGTTGAAGTCCAAAACATGCAAAAACCAGTTTAAGCACTCAAGAAGGTAATCAAATAGGGGGAAGAAATGAAATGCGACTGCCACCGCCATTACGCCGACGAAAAGGGCGTAGAACTCTGCCGGGATAACAATCACTCAAAGGGTAAAAACACTTGGAATAATAACTTTGTCAATGCCGTTGAATTTGAAATCACCGCCGTCTGTGCTCAGTGTACCGCGCCCCTCATTTCCAAGTTGCGGCGGATAGATGACAAGTTTGAAGTGAACGTGATGCCGCACATTTGTAGTATCGAGGAGCCGGAAGAATGAACCTCACATGGCAGATATGCCGAAGATGCCACGAACTCAAACAGAATTGCGAATGCGGTAACATCGACCATGTAGGGGATTGCCCTTGCATGGCGTGTGAAGAGGATAGAAAGGGGAAAGAGGATGAAAGAGAATGAAGTGATAACAGTGGAAGCGGAAACAATTACGCCCATGTCATTAATAGCAAGAGCATCAGCGGCAAACGCCAGTATTGAGCAGATGCAACAGCTTTTTGACTTGCAACTCCGTTATGAGGCAAACGAGGCGCGTAAGGCCTACAATGAAGCAATGTCTAATTTCCGAGAGAAAGCCCCTGCAATCGCTAAGACTCGCACCGGCCACAATATCAAGTATGCCGGGTTGTCGGAGTCAATTGAGGCAATACAGCCGCTTCTTTCGCAGTTCGGCCTTTCTCACCAGTGGAAAACTCGGCAGGACGGCAAGCTGATTACCGTTGAGTGTACCGTAACCCATCGGCTCGGCCATTCTGAATCAACAAGCCTTTCATCTGACCCCGATACGAGCGGAAGTAAGAACTCAATCCAGGCTATCGGTTCTACTGTCTCATATCTGGAGCGGTACACCCTCTATGCCATACTTGGCCTTTCGAGCCGCGAGATGGATAATGACGGCAAAAGTGCAGAGGAAGCTAAGGTGGAAGTTATCACCCCTGAACAAACCAACAACATCCTTGCTTTAATCAAAGAGGTCGGAGCCGATGAAGTCAAATTTTGCTCATACTGGAAGGTAGAAAAGGTTTGTTTCCTCCCCGCCGTGAAATACAACAATGCCGTTAAAATGCTCGAAGCCAAGAGGGAAAAATAATGGAAGAATTAATACAGGGTTCGCCCGAATGGTTCGCCGCACGTCTTGGCAAGGTTACAGCGTCAAAAATTGCCGATGTATTGAGCAAAGGCAAAGGCAATGTAGAACCCGCAGGAGTCCGGAATTATCGCGCACAGCTCGTTTGTGAGCGCCTAACAGGGCAACGTGAAGAGCTTTACATCAATGGGGCTATGCAAAGGGGTACGGACCTTGAGCCTTTGGCGCGGGAGTGCTACGAGTTTATTAAAGGGGTGACGGTTGAACAGGTCGGATTCGTCAATCATCCCGCAATCAGTATGGCTGGTGCCAGTCCCGATGGCTTAGTAGGTGATGATGGTCTTGTGGAGATAAAGTGTCCCAACACGGCAACCCATATTGACTACCTGCTAGGGGGGAAGCCGCCTGCTCAGTACATCCCTCAGATGCAGTGGCAAATGGCATGTACAGAACGGAAATGGTGTGATTTTGTCAGTTACGACAACAGACTGACGGAAGAACTGCAACTGTTCATCGTCAGACTTGAGCGGGATGATTCCTTTATTGCTGAAACAGAATTAGCGGTTATCGCTTTTAACCTGTCAGTGGAAAAGATGATTGAAGATTTAAAGGCAATCAAGCCATGAAACAAAAGGTTATCATCGCCAGCGAAGAACATCGACACAGGGCTATGGAGATTTTAAAGTCTCTGCCGCTTGACCCTGTACATGAAGTTGATTTCAGGGAGTTCAAGAAAAACCGGACTCTTGAGCAGAATGCGCTCATGTGGAAATGGTTTACCATAATCGGAAACGAATTAGGCGAACCGAAGGAAGATGTTGCCGAGAGGTACAAGGATAAATTCCTAGTCAATATCTACGAACGGGATGACCCTGATTATGCGGAGATGGTGCAAGCTCTCCGCGAAGTTTGGAGACATGGGATGAAATCGGAAGCATTGAATTTAAGGAAAAGGATTGTGGCTTTAACTTCAACCACCACTGCAACCGTTAAACAGCTATCCGAGTACATGACCAACATCGAACATGACGCGGCGAGTCTGGCAATCAGCTTGCCACATCCGGAGGATTGACATGCACTGCCCAAAGTGCCGCGCTCGGCTGATATTCTATCCCCTTTCCGGCGATGTTTTGGCTTGGCGTTGTCCGATTTGCGGCTATTACAGGGAGGATGTCCCCGCTGACGTTCCCGCCGATATTCCCCCTGCCAAGACTCGCAAGCCATCCGGCAAGCGTTATCCGTGTACCCTAGTTGGTTGCGAGGGGACGCACCGAGGGAACGAAAGGGGGCTTTGCCATACTCATTCCGAGCAGATGCGAAAGTACGAAGATCACATGGCGAAGAGGCCGCACAGTAACGCCCTCCCGCCCTTTGTCAGATCAGGCGCAGGGTGGGTGGTTAATACGAGATAAGGGGGAGTTGTGAACGGATGCTTTTCAAACTGCAAATGGCTGTACCACGGGCAATGTTGGAAGCCTGAAGGGAAGTCTTGCGTGGAGGGGAAGGATGAATAAGGTAGTTATAGGAAATGCCACGTTGTATCACGGATGTTGCCTTGAGGCGATGCGGGAGATGCCGGATAATGCTTTCAGCCTTGCTATTGTTGACCCTCCGTATGGAATCGGCATAGCAAACAATCCGGTACGGCAGATGCACACGAAAAAGCAGTGGGATTCCGCCATTCCCAACGGCGAGTATTTTAAGGAACTGTTTAGAGTCTCAGCTAATCAGATAATATGGGGAGGAAACTATTTTGGTCTCCCTGCATCTCAAGGCTTCATTATTTGGGATAAAATACAGCCGGTCGACTTCTCATTGGCTATGTGTGAAATGGCGTGGACGAGTATTCAATCCCCTGCAAAAATGTTTCGCTATTCAGTGCAGAACGAAAAGAACAAAATCCACCCGACACAGAAACCGGTACAACTTTATAAATGGCTTCTAAACCGTTACACCAAAGAAGGCGATACAATCCTTGACACACACCACGGAAGCGGCTCAAACGCCATTGCTTGCCTCGACATGGGCTATTCTATAACTGCCTATGAAATTGATGAAGATTATTTCAAGGCATCGGTGGAAAGGATAAGACTTTCCCAACAGCAACAGAAGTTATTTTAATTGACACCCGCGCCAAGCTTGTGCGATAATGGCGGCAACAATTAAATAGCAACAAGATGTGGACGAGACATCCTTGTTAAAGTTGGTAATGGGGAGCAATCCCCAAACCCCTGAAAGCCGCCCTGATAGCTCGTCCCTATCTCGGCGGCTTTCTTGTATTCTGCAATATGAGGTGGGCAATGGGAATGAAACCAGAAAAAAGAAAAGAGGTTTTCGCTAAAACTAACGGATTCTGTTGGTATTGCGGTGAAGATATATCATTTGACAATTTCCAAGTCGATCATGTCAAACCACAGATTGACGGCAAGGACCACCGGATAGAAAATCTAGTGCCGAGTTGCAAAGTATGTAATGTAATCAAAAACAGATCAACTACGCTTTCGCATTTAAGGGATTGTCTCGGACGGAGGAAATTAGGTAATGTCCATTTTTCCCCGTCACAAATAAAATACCTAGCCAAATTTGGTATTGATCTTCCAAAGCGACCTGTTTTCCAATTTTATTTTGAACGCGTGGTGTCCCATGAGGGCTAGAAATATTAAGCCGGGATTCTTTCTTAACGCCGAATTGTCCGAAGTCTGTTTTCCTTCACGCCTGCTTTTTATCGGTCTTTGGTGTTATGCCGACAAAGAAGGAAGGTTTGAATGGAAACCTAAGCAGATCAAGGCAACAATTTTCCCTTACGATAATGTTAACATCGAAAAGCTCCTTAAAAATCTTTTGTCATTGAATGTCATTACATGCCATGATGGTGTTGGTTATGTTGAGAATTTCAAGAAACATCAAAACCCTCACCCTCATGAGGCTAAAAGTATACTACCTGAAAAACCTGATATAAATCAATGTCATGACATGTCATTACATGTAACGAAATGTAATGCTGATTCTCTGATTCCTGATGTTAGGATACCTGATGTTAGGATACCTGATGTTAGGATACCTGATACTAGGAATAAAAGATTTGTACCTCCTTCTGTCGAAGAGGTACACACCTACATGCAAGAAATTGGATTTCATTCTGGTGATGCAAATAAATGGCATGACTTCTATTCATCGAAAGGATGGATGGTTGGTAAAAATAAAATGGTCAATTGGAAATCAGCGGTCAGGACATGGCAGAGGTCGGATGCCAGTAAGATTGATACTTCATGGGCTGAAGGACTGGGGGCATAAATGGCAGAGAGAGATTTCCTACTCCATACGATAACGAGCCTTGAAACTGAGTTTAAACGCCAGATGCCGAAAGAGGGCAAGCGAAAGATATGGCCTGAACTTATGAAGGAATCAGATCAAGCTGTTTCAACAGCCTACGACTGGTTTATCCTGAACAGTGCTTATTTGCCGTCTCCGGCACAATTCCTAGCTAAGATCACCGAAGAAGGCCGAAAGATTAGGTTACAGGAAGCAAAACAGCGTGAGGAAGAAATAGAAAGGAATAAACCCAAGCGAGACGAAGGGACGTTCCTCTCAAAACCTCAGAAACTTGAATATGACCGCACATGCCATAAAATGATGCTGATGGCGTTGGACGGGGAAAATGAACGCAAACTGGCTGATATGTGTCTTGTGATGATAGACAGCTTTCCTGCGGTTGCGGAAGAGTGGCGAGATTTGCGGAAGCACTTCATGGGACGATTACAGCATGATTAATCACCCCCCGGCCACGTACCGGGGATAGGGGGAGAGATGGGAAATAAATCAAGACTTTTCGGATGTGAGGATTTACAAGCATGGCTAATTGCTCAAGGCTTCAAATGTGAGGTAGACAGTTTAAGTCATAATATGAACGAGTGCAACTGGTACGCCTACCGGAGAAGCAACCGCCCCGCCAGAAGATGCGAATGTAACAACGATAAAGAGGGGATACCGATAGTGATTAAACCGTCCACGTTTACCTTGGACGGCACTCGGCACGAAAGCGTGACTGTTGAGTTGTGCGGGGAAGCAAATGGTGCCTGGTGGAATATACAAGCCTATTCTCTCGGCATTGGCGAAGTTAAGGATAGACTAGGCGAATTGGAACTCGGACTTATAACGGCATGGAACGCATTAGGATAGAGGGGAATAACATGGAACCATACCTACCGTCAAACGGAACAGAGAGGATGCAGTTTTACGACAACTGGTGCGACAGGTGCCAGAATCCGGCAGAACTGGCATGGGTGAATGATGATATACCCCCCGGTTGCCCCTATATCGTCCAAGCGATGGCCATGAACGAACAGCCGGAAGTGTGGGTGATTAAGGACGGGGAAGCGTGTTGCACGGCATTTGAAGAATAATTATTGACAACCCCGCTTAAATGGTTTATATATCATTTATCAATCAATTTTGATGGGGGATATATGAAGATAGACGGAAGCAAGTTCAAGGAAGCAAGAGCGAGGTCCGGATTGTCAGCTTTTGACCTTGCGAAAGCGGCGAAGTACAAGAACGGAAACGTCACCCGTATTTACCAGATCGAGGCAAACGGCGTCCACGAAGTCCCTGATATCCGCCTTGCCGCCATGTGCCGCAGGATGGGTGTTGATATGAGGTCTTTGAGGGCGGAGGGATAACGCTTGAGCGTCACCGGCTCTGGCCGGTGGACATCGTTGGTTAGATTACGAAAGGATGGTGCCACATGCAAGAGTATCAGCGGATCATGCACAATGCCGCTTCTATGCCAGGATATCATGGGACAACTACTGCGGACGTAGTTGATGAAATCCTCGATTCCTGCGGAGGGCAGGTATTTTGCCAAGGGCAATTACGGGAGTTTGTTTTTGCTCCAATCACGGCAAAAACATTCAGTTACAAAACGGAGGATTGGTATGCAAAAACTTATGGAAGAAATTGAAAAGTACGGTTTTGAATGCGAGGCGGGGCCGCTCACCAACTGTATCCCGTGGCAAAAGTTGAAGGAACTGGCGGCGACTCAAGGCAAAGTTGCAGAGTGATATAACGGCTTGAGTTGAGCCGTACAACGGCTCGAACGTTTTGTTATGCGTTCGGGTGGATCGGAGGATAAAGTGGATATTCTGGAAATAGATGAACAATGCCCTTTATGTGAGAAATTTACACCTTACGATGAAAATGGGCCACGGTGTGCTGATAATTGCGTAAAATTTCTTTGTAATGACAACGCCTGTCCATTTGAAGCATAACGCAAGCATGACCGGCTTGACCGGTCCATGCGTAAGTTGGAAAGGAATCCAATGAACCTGTCACCACTAATCACCATACTGGAAACGGTCCTAACTCGGCCCACGCCCCGCAAGCGTCCCGCCGCCATGAAATTTGCCTGTGATGTCTACGGGGAAGATAAGCCGGTGAAGGGGCAGCGCGCTATATTTATCCGGCACAAGATAGCAGGGAGGGCATGCGAGGGGTGTAGACGGAAAATGTCAGTTGAGGAAATGCGGTCAATTATTGCAGATGGGAAAGGAGGAAGGGAATGAATTTTCTGGAAGCAGTAGAGGAATTGAAGGCGGGACGGTGTGAGGGGATTACGCGATGGAGTACATTCCACATAGTAATAGATAGTTTCGGTTTTAAATGGGAGGGGCAAGGTCCGATGTTCCCCCCTCCCAACAGTATTACATTACATGACTTACTTTCTACGGATTGGAGGCCTTACAACCCGAAACCCGTCACGGAGACTGTAGAACGTCACCTTGTAACCAAGGACGGCGATTGTGTAAACTGCTATGATGACGCGGACGAAATTCCTCAGTCGTTTAAAAATGGCGGAGGGTATATCATCCATGTCGTAAAGGTGGAGCGCAATGTCCCGGCAAAGATTAAGCGGCGGGAAGAGGTATTGATATTCGATGGCAGGGAAAGACGCTATTTGGACAAAGAAATGATGCTGATGTTCTCTATGCCTCAAGGCGCAAAGGGATTTATGGAATGGGAGGAGTAACCGCATGAACACGGTAACACTCATCACTTTCATGAAAGAAGTCGAAAAGGAAGCCATCAGGGGCTTTGAAAAATACGGCCCTTGGGAAGAACTCAGCAACAAAAAACAGAGGGATGCCGTGAAGTCCGAATGTCTGGAATGGGAGGCCGCGAGTCTCAAGACCGGCAAAGAGGGCGTCATGCGGGAGATGCAGGAGTTAACTCACTTGGCGAATGTCTGCTCTAAACGGTGGATTGAATTGCAC